GAAAGGAAGACATCAAATCAATCTCCAAAAGGGGGGTTTAACCAAAGCATAAAAAAGCAAAGCAAATGAGAGCAAAGTCATTGAAAACAAAAGAACTTCAAGGTACATTGATACCTTCCCGTATCAAGTCCTATTCCGGTAGCCCAGTCGGCAGGTCGCTTCTGAAACTAAATGAGGACGAGGTAAAGATTTATGAGAAATTAAAGGAACACTTACAAGCCCACAAGGCAAGCAAGGACGTTGATGACATTTTTTTGAGCATTGCTACGCGAGCTATTGGCCATTTGCTTTACAATGCCGAGGTTCTTGCAGTTTCGGGCGCAGTTATGGTGCATCCAAACGGTGCAAGGCAAGTTAGTGCAGAATGGACTGCATTTAAGCAATCTATGGATATGTTTTTAGAGATAAGTAAGAGTTTAGGCTTAGATCCTGGTAGCCGTTTAAAATTGGACTACTTTAGAGATAGTAACGAAGATGAAGACGATGAGATTGCTAAACTTTTAAAAATGAACTAATGAAACAAAGCATTTTTGAAACATTGACCTTTATCATCGTTATGAGTATAATGGTCACAGGTTTAGCCGTTCCATTTTACTATTTATGGAATTGGTTATTTGTTAAATTCTTTTGGTTTGATTATATAGACTTTTTAGAGGCACTTGGATTTGTTAGCTTTCTTTTTTTATTTAGATTTATTGCAATAGAAATTAAAACACCTAAATGAAATTTATTGAGGATGTTGTATCGGGGCGATTAATATTAGGCAACTATGCAAAACTGGCAGTTGACAGGCATTTAGCTGATTTAAAAAATAACGATTGGGAGTATGTGTTTTCAGAGGAGAAGGCAACCAGGGCTTTCTCCTTTATTTCTGCACTCCGACACACTAAGGGCGAGTTTGCCGGGCAGCGGTTTAATATCCAACCTTTCCAAGAGTTTTTTATCAAGGTATTGTTTGGATGGCAGAAAAAGACTGGTGGCAGGCGGTTTCGCAAGGCTTACCTTGAGATTGCCAGAAAGAACGGCAAAACGGAGTTAGCAGCTGCGATTGCCGTCTATTGTTTCCTATTAGACAATGAAACGGGAGCGGAGGTGTACACCGCTGCAACTACTCGTGACCAGGCAAGGATAGCTTTTGATACTGCTAAAGTATTTTTAAAGAATTTAAAGAATGATTCAAAGACATTTAACAAGTTAGTTAATGTTTTAAAGTATAATTGTAATGTACCTACCACAAATACAAAGTTTGAATCGGTTAGTGCCGATGCTGATACCTTAGATGGTCTTAATCCACATTGTGCTATTATTGACGAATATCACGCGCATAAGACAAGCGATGTTTTAGAGGTAATGGAGACTGGCATGGGTTCAAGGTTACAGCCATTACTCCTAATAACAACTACTGCTGGCTTTAATCGGGAGTCTCCCTGTTATATGTACAGAAAGGTAATGGTTGACATTTTAGAGAAAAGGAAAATAGATGAGTCTGTTTTTCCTTTACTATTTTGTCTTGATGAAGGAGATGACTGGCAGGATAAAAATAATTGGACAAAAAGCAATCCTAACCTTGGTGTAACTCCCTACATGGACTACATGGATAACCAGTACCAAAAGGCATTAAACGAAGGAGCAGCAAAGCAGATACAATTCATGACTAAAAATCTAAACGTATGGACATCTACCTCCTCCGTTTGGATTTCCCAGTCTTACATTGATGCAACCAGGTTATTTATTGATGATACTACGCTGTATAATAAAAAATGCTTTGCTGGCTTAGACCTTGCCTCAACGCGTGACATCTGCGCACTTGTACTTTGTTTTCCGGTACAAGAAGGATTATCTAAGCCACATATAAAATCTTATTACTTTTGCCCAGAGGACAATGTGAGAGAAAGATCGCTTAGTGATGGTGTTCCATATCTTCAATGGCAGCAAGATGGACACTTAACAATGACAGATGGTAACGTAACGGATTACGATTACATAAAGAATAAAGTTATTGAAATAACGGCTAAGTATAAAATAGAGTGCATTTGTTTTGACAGATGGAATGCCTCGCAGCTTGTTATCCAGTTAACAAACGATGGAGCAAATATGAAACCATTTGGACAAGGTTTTATTTCTATGTCTGCACCAACCAAGGAAGTAGAAAAGTTGTTTTTATCTAATGAAATTACGCACGATGGCAATCCAGTATTGGAATGGATGATGAGCAATGTTATGTTGCGGTTAGATCCTGCAGGCAACATTAAAATAGATAAAGCAAAGAGTACAGAGAAGGTAGATGGAGCGGTAGCAATGGTTATGGCCTACGCACAGATAATGCAAGGAGATAGACCAACAATATACGAGGGGAAAGAAAGAGAAGGAGGATTGTTGATGTTATAAAATGTACCTAATTAAAATAAAAACCTTTTAATTATGGAAAAATTAATGGCAAAGCATGAGTACGCTCAACAGGTTAGACAAATTAATTCAACAAGCGGATATTTTCATAGGTTTTACGAGTTATCCGGAGAATGTCGTACACATCAAGAGGCATGGATAAAATTGGAGGAGGAGAGAGATGAATTTGGATTGGATGAGAAATATAAGACCTACGAAAGTTTTAGAAAAGCAAAAAGCAATTACATGGTAATGCGATTTGTTTAAGATGTTACCATAACTCCATTACTTCATACTATCTTGGTTTATATTTGCCGCATGGGAATAATTAACTCCATGCGGTCTTTTTTTTCTAATACTCGTGCCAGTATTGAAAATCCAAGTACACCAATAAACGGTGATACATTAGGCGCATTATTTCAAAGAGGATCAGCTGCTGGTGTTGCGGTAGATGAATATTCTATTATTGGTCTTCCTGCATTTTACCGTGCTACTCAAATACTTGGAGGTGTTATTGCCTCCTTGCCTTTTGATATTATAGAAAAAGGCGAAGATGGTAGTTTAAGAATAGCTAAAGAACATCCAAATTTTAAAATAGTTAGTCGTGAGCCCTCACAGTTTTACACAGCTCACACTTTTTATAAAACAATGGTGCTTCACTATTTGAGCCATGGTGTATTTTACGCTGCTATCAACAGGAATACAAATAGCCAAAGGATTACAAGTCTTTTGATACTTGATCCGGTGCAAATGGAAAGTTACTATAATACCAGAGGCGAGTTACTATTTAAGAATAAGAAGAATAACAAGAAGTATAGTTCAGATAACATCATTCACATACCTAATCTTTCATGGAATGGTATTGATGGTTTTGTAATGCCGGACCTACACAGAGATAACTACGGCTTGGCTTTGGCTAATAGAAATTACGGTGCTAACTTTTACAAGAATGGCGCACACTTGAATGGAGTGTTAAAACATCCTGGTAAGTTAACTAATGAGGCATACGACAGATTAAAATCTTCTTTCAATCGTGCTTTTGGAGGCAGTCAAAATGCTGGAGGCACTGCCATCTTAGAGGAAGGCATGGACTTTCAGAAGGTAGGTCTTAATCCAAACGATGCAGCATTTAATGAAACTAAGAAGGCTACTATATCAGACATTGCTCGCATAACTGGTGTACCAGGTGTTTTATTAGAAGATATGGATAAGGCTACATTTAGCAACATGGAGCAGTTGAGCCAAATGTTTGTTAATTACACCATTATGCCATTGTGCGAAATTATAGAGGCAGAATTTAATAGAAAAATATTTTTTGAGGCAGAAAAGTACACTTATTGTACACGTTTTAATCTTGATGGATTACTCCGTGGAGATGTGGTTGCGAGATCTTCCTACTATACTACTATGAGAAATATCTTAGCAATGTCACCTAATGAAATAAGGATTAAGGAAAATATGAATCCTTACACCGGTGGAGATAGTTATGAATTGCCTTTAGCATCAAACATAAAAATAGAACCTACGACAGATGCCGTACAGTAATTACCCTCAATCAGCAACAAATGCCGCAAAGAAAGCATTGCAGCATAAAGAAGATAATAATAGCCAGTGTGGGACTTCCGTGGGCTGGACAAGGGCAAGGCAGTTAAGCGGAAGAGAGGCATTAAGTGACGATGAGGTGATAAGGACATATACTTTTTTAAGTAGAGCCAAGGTATATGACCAAGGTAAATATTTTGATGATAACGATAACGAAATATGCGGTTCAATCATGTATGACGCTTGGGGTGGTTCAACAATGTTGCCCTGGGCAGAAAGAACAGCTAATAAAATAATGGACGAAAGGTCAAAAGAAGAAACAATGGAAAAGAGAAGTATAAATTACGAGTTTCGAGCAATGCCAGAATCTCGAACCATCGTAGGCACTGCTACCGTGTTTAACTCTGCCTACGATATGGGTTGGTATGATGAAGAGATGAGTCAAGATGTATTTACCAACTCCGACATGACAGATGTAGTAGCATTGTTTAATCACGATGCTAATATGGTTTTAGCCAGAACTAAATCCGGTACTTTAAAATTAAATCTTACGGGTAATGCTTTGGAATATTCTTTTGAAGCACCAAACACTACATTAGGTAATGATCTTTTAGAGATGGTTAAACGTGGTGATGTTTATCAATCATCATTTGCTTTTAGTGTTGAGGCAGAGGATTGGCAAGAAAGGGAAGGCATGAAACCTAAAAGAATTATACGTTCTATTAAAAAAGTTTACGATGTTTCTCCAGTAACTTATCCTGCTAATCCAGATACCATGGTTGCCAAGCGCAGCTATGAGCATATAGCAGGAAAGTTAGATGAAGAATTACAAAGTGTTATTGACATATGTGTTAAATCTGAAATTAATATACAGAACGAGTTACGCAGGAACGCCCTGCATTTACTAAATTTAAAAACAAAATAATGACTGCAAAGGAATTAAGAGAAAAGCGGGCTTCCGATTACGCAATAATGGAAGACCTACAAAAAAGAGCCGCAGCCGAAGGTAGATTGATGTCCGCCGACGAATCCGCACAATGGGATAAAGCAGATAGCTCTTTTAAAAGTTATACAGACCAAATTTCACGTTTAGAAAGATGGAATGAAATCAACTCTGAGTCAAGAGGAGTTAGTGTTATTGAAGATACACTTGCTGCATTGCCAAGGGATCAAAGAGAGATTGTTAAGTCTCCAGAGTATCACTCTGCATTCATAAAGGCTATTGCAAAGAGAGAGTTGAATAACACTGAGCGCGGTTTACTCCGTGAAATGCGTGGTACTGCAACGATTACTACTGCGGAGACTGGATTGGCAGGTGGTTATGTTATTCCTTACCAGTTCTCTAACGAATTGGAAAGAACAATGGCTTACTACGGACCAATGTTACAGGTTAGCCGTGTAATCACTACACCAAAAGCAGGTACATTGTACTGGCCAAAAGTTAATGATACAGGCACGGCTGCTAACTGGCATACAGAGGCAGCGGCAGTAACTGTTCAAGACATGACATTTACAAGAGAAACTTTTGCAGCTCACGTTTGTAACACATTGGTAAAAGTATCTGTTGAATGGGCAAATGACGAGTTTGGTTTATTGAATAGTGAATTACCAATCATGTTAGGCGAGCGTTTAGGAAGAGCGTTGAATACTGCATTTACAACTGGTGATGGTTCTGGTAAACCAACAGGATTCAGAGATGTTGCACCTTCCGGTGTAGAATCTGCAACTACGGGAGCGTTTACTGCTGCAAACCTTGTTGACCTTGTTCACTCTGTTGACATTGCTTACCGTAACTCACCATCTACTGCATTTATGATGCATGACCAGATTTTAAGTGCGGTTAGAAAGTTAAATTATGATACTGCAAATAATCCATTATTCCAACCATCACTTAGAGAAGGTACACCAGACAGATTATTAGGTTACAACTTCTTTGTGAACAATGATTTACCATCTGCACAGGCTGCTGATGCAAAGATTATTTTCTTTGGAGATTGGAGTAAATATATTATCCGTGCCGTTGCCAACAATGTGCTTGTGCCATTGCGTGAGCGTTTTATGGATGAGATGGAAGTAGGTTTCTTAATGTATGCAAGGTATGATGGCAAGTTGCTTAATACTGCTGCAATTAAGCACCTAAAGAACCTGTAATTTCATTGGGGATCTAATCTGGAGGACTTGAAATATAGTCCTCCATTTTAAAATATAATCAAATGGCTTGGAAAGTAACAACGGCACCAGTAACAGAACCTTGGACATTGTCTGAAGTAAAAAACTATTTAAAGGTTGATACATCTGCTGATGATACAATGATTACTACTTTAATTACTGGAGCTCGTCACGTTGCTGAAAGTTACCTTAACATGGCATTGATTACTCAAACTATTACTGAAAAGTTAGATAGGCTTTCAAATCCAATTATTTATTTAAGTATTTCTCCAGTTATTGCCGTTACTAATTTTCAGTATGCAGACAGCCAAAATACAACACAGACATACAATAGTAGTAATTACATTGTAGATAATTTTTCAAAACCATGCAGACTATCCCTTGCATTTGGCAAAACATGGCCAACATTGTA